TTGGAAAAAAAGATTTTCATTTTACATTTGATACTGCTTTCGATTATGGGTATGGTAACGAATCATTGCCGATAGGATTTAAGTTTGAGGGTGGAAATTATGGGTTTACACCATATTCACAATTTATGAATAAAAAATTAAACCCACTTGATAATTATAGCGGTGCATTTCATATAGACAATAAATTATTCCTAAAATACTTGGAAAAGATAGCAATAGAAAGAGGTGTTGTATTTATTGATGATAAAATCACTTCAATACAACGTGAAGGAGATGATATTATTTCACTTAATGAGAAATATGATGCCGATTACTTTATTGACTGTTCAGGGTTTAAACCAATTCTAAGTGAGGAAAAATTTCATTCGTACCAAGATGAACTAGTAAATGATAGGGCATTATTCTTTAGAACAAAAACAAAACATGAAATAAGACCATACACTAAATCAAGTACAATGAACAGTGGTTGGTTATGGGAGATTGACCACTCACAAGGATACACAGGCAATGGGTATGTTTATTCTTCAAAATATATCACAGATGATGAGGCATTGACAGAGGTACAAAACAAATTAAGAGTAAAGATTCAAGATTATCGTATAATACCATTTAAGACAGGTAGATTAGAGAAACATTGGGTTGGAAATGTAATAACTGTTGGTAATTCAGATGGATTTGTTGAACCATTGGAAGCAACATCATTAATGACAATACTACAATTATCAAAAGATTTTTCACAAATAATAAAATATGGGGATAATAAAGGTGATCTGATAAATAGATATAATGATTTTACAAATAGATATTATGATAATATAAGAGATTTTATTTTATTACATTTTTGTTTTAATAGAAGAAAAGATACTAAATATTGGTCAGATTATAGAAAAAGGGTTAATAAATTAAATAGGAATAGTCAATCATATGAGATATTATATTATTATCTTAATAATGATGTTCATATAAAATATCTTTCACAAATAAATGAATTATCTAATCCATTTGGATATGAAGGCTATTATTCAATATTAAGAGGATTGATACCAACAGATGATGACAGGAAGGAATTACTAACTATATTAAACGATAATATTTAAATAGGAATAAACCACATGTAAAGTGAGTAAAATGGTTCGAACTGGTGCTAATAGTTATCTTAAATATGGATGGGAATCCACTTTTGCTACAAAATCTAATTCCATGACTAAACCATTTGGACTACAACAGTCAGTAGGCTCATGGACAGTAAACAACTCTAGAAAAGACCTCAGAAAATTAGGTCAAATTGAAAGAGAAGCCTTTGCATATGGTCAACAGAATGGTTCTTTATCAGTTGAATTTATACTATCAAATCCTTGGATTTTCCAAGCATTATACGGAGCACCATCTACTACAGGCTCTTCTTCAGATTTCACTCATACTTATCCTCATGCATCAACCGGACAACCAAAAACTGTGTCACCATTATCATGTGAGATTGGATTTCAAGCAGAAGATGCAACAAATGATACCGTAGTAAGAAGCATGTTAGGCGGAGTCTTGACAGGATTAAGCATAAGTACAAACATTGATGACCTTGTTAATGTTTCTGCTGATATCACTTACGGTAATGAAGGTGATCCATCAAATACAACATCAGACTTTGATTCAACTCCACCATCAGATGACATTGCTTTCCCTTACACATTCGCACACGGTACATTAAAATGGTATGATGGTTCATCATTGTCAACAGTAGCAGAGGTACAAAGTGCAAACATATCATTTACACAAAACGTAAACCTATTATATAGAATTGGTTCCAACAAAGCAACCGCAGCATACAGACAAGGATTTGATATTAACGGTACATTCCAAGCCTCATGGAAAGATGATGCAATATTCAAACAAATGTTGGATCAAATCAACGCACCTCCAACTACAGAATTAGCAAGTGGTTCAACAACCGTATTAGAATTAAAATTCACCAACGGTGGAACCGGTACAGCTGAGAAAACAATTACAATGAATGTATACGGTGTAGCCATTGACAGTCATTCTGTTGACGGTATTAGACCAGTAGATCCAGTATTTGAAACTATAAACTGGGAAGCAAGAGGAGCTACTATTGTTTGTAACAATCCTATAGCCACTGCATTATAGATAGACATATATACAACTATTTTACATATATTCATATGACAGTACATAAATTTACAATAGATTTTGAGGGTAAAAAAGCACCAGTAGAATATGAGGATGATATGGCATTCGGTACATTTGAGAAAATTATTAGAGATTGTGCAGATATGACAGATGAATCAAAACTGGTAAAAAATGTTCAAGAATATAGAAAGGCTATACTATTAGCTGCATTAGTTTCAGCCCCATTTGAAATTACGGAAGAAGGTCTAGACAAAATTGGTTACAAAATTATCATTCAAATCGCTAAAAAGGTGGTAGATGCATACCCTTTAGGGGACTATTTGAACCAGACGATGAAGCCCTTCGAAGACTCACCGACTACGAACAAATAAAATACCAATTATACACAATATGTGCCACACAATTCGGGTGGGACAAGAAACAAGTAGACAATCAACCATGGCAATATCTTAAATATATATTATTAACATATAAAGTACAGCAAGGGATAGTCGTAAAACCAGGCGTACCTATAGGTGATCAAAGAGTTGTAAAACCTAAAAAGAAGAGTAAGAGAAATTTAAATAATAGAAAACCTTTTATAAAGTAATATTATGGTTGACAAAATAGAACTTACAACAGGCAAGGATTTAGCAAAACAACTAACAGGGTTCAAAAATTCAATAGACAAACTCAACAAAATATCTGCAAGATTCCAAGGTATACAAAACAATGCAAGAAATGTAGGAGGGTTAAATTCTAATACTAAAGGAGTAAAAGAATTTTATCAAAGTCTTGGTAGAGATTTAAAACAATTATCTAAGGATATCAGAGACTTAAATGCTACTGATAGAATGATGGCTAAATATATGAGAAATCTATCAAAGGGTGCCACTTTATCATCAAAAACTCTTACACCAACAGTTCCTTTGTCTATGATGAATAGAGGCATGATGGGATCTGCTGGAGGAATGGCACAAGAAGCAATCAAACAAGGAACATTGGCAAGAATGATGCAACAGGCATCAAGATCAACAGGTTACATTAACGCAAGAAAAGCTACCTTTAGACAACCTTATGGATATGATCCAATGGATAGATCTACAAGTCAAATTAGTGGTGGAATTAGAAATAATGTTAATCCTATATTAGATAAAATGGGTGGTTGGGGTGGTAGAAGAGGACAAGCATTTAGAAGTGCTAAATCAAATTTGGGTAATTTAATGTTTAACAGAGATCCTGAATATAGAAACCGAGATGCACCTGAAGGTGTGACGGCAAGAGGAGGAATTCCTATACCATCAATGTTTCATGCAGCAAAGGCATTAGGAGGTAATATGAAAGAGTTCTTTGGTATGGGTGGAGGAGGCGGAGGAGAACCAGATGCTGAAGAATATAATGCCGATGGAGAAAGAATCCCGGGAAAGAAGAAGAAAGGATTAGGTAGTAAATTAAAAGGCGCATTAAAAAGTCCTCTTGGAGTCTTGGGAGGAATTGGTGGTGCAGCAATGCTCGGCAAGAAACTCATAGATTCATCTCCAATGTTACAGGCAATGATGAAGATGTTAAGCACAACATTCACACTCATATTGAGACCAATAGGTGACTTTGTAGGTGGTATGTTAAGACCTATCACAATGTTTATGCTTAAAGAAATTGCAATCCCTATGGCTAAACAGGGAAAGGGATTCATGAAATTCGGAGAGGAGATTGGTAATAAGATTCTTGGATTCTTCCTTAGACCTATAGAGTCAATCAAGGCTGCAATTATACTTGCAATAAATCCGTTTGCAAAGATGTTCCCAGGTTATAATGAAAAAAATGATAAAGATTTTCAATGGGCTAAAAATTACAATGGTGTAACTGATTGGAAACTTCAAAAGATGATAGACAACAGTGAAGATGGTAGTGAAAAACAACAGACCGCAAAATGGTTGAAAGAACAACAAAAATTAGGTACCTTATCAGACAATGTCATTAACAAATCAATGGAGTTGTTGGGTGGAAATCAAGGTACAATGGGACTAGATGGTAGCCAGGCATTTGGTATATCAAAAGGAGCACTTGAAACCACAGAGGCAGCAGATGAATCATTTGATGAATTCTTAGGCTTTATAAAACATATGGAGGCAAGCGGACAGATAACAAGTGACGAGGCTAGT